AGACTTAAATAGCACAGACTCTAAATACTCGACATCCGCGCTATTAGTAACATAGATATTTTGCCACACAACATCCTCTAATGTATAGCCCACTTTGCTACCAGCTTTAGCTACAAACATGTGGGGAGCAGTAAGTGTCTGTACACAACCATCTCCGTCAATAACGTTAATGCTTCCTTTTAAAAGCACGTTCATGTGTTCAGAGACATGCTCTTGTCCCACAATCAAAGTTGACTTTGGATAATGAGCTTCCCTAATGTACAAACCTCCACCAAACCTATGAATGATGGAGTTAGGAGTTTGCTCTTGTTTCAATAATGCTTCAGCTAAAGCTAACTTACTGTCCGTATTACGAAGGTCAAAGCCTTCTTTAGTTGAGACAGAGTTAATAGCTTCTACAATTTGATCCAAGGTTATCTCCTATATCTTCCACCACCAACTTGTTGCTCTTGATCCATCTCACCAATCCTGAAGTCAACTTCAGCACCATCAAGACGAAGAGGAACGTTACTGGTACATAAAAACTCCCAAGCCCTACGCCTATCAGCACCACTTAAGTAGACTTGAGCACGAGGAGCATTAAGGTTTACAGACCTGTAACTAGACCAAGTATTGTAGTCGTCACCAGTGTGGCGTATCTGCATAGTTCCAGCTACTTTATCCCCAATGATCTCTAATCTTCCAAAGAACTTACGCTTTGTACTTCCATTGTCAGAGATGTCTGTAACAGTACGGCAGTAGATAGGTTGACCTGCATCTTGGTAGGTATTGACATCCAAGTAATACAAGGTGGCTGTATCATCATCCAAGACGTAAGGCACACCATTTAATTGGGTGTAATAGGTAGGTCTAAAGTAAGACTCTTGGTACGTACCTGGGTTAGGTTGGTCGTTACTCTGCATAGAGTATTGAGTCCATGTGTACCACATCTTCTCATTCAGGTCATAGACCAGTGTTTGATGGATGTTATGTAGTGTAAGGATATACAGTGTATGCCCATTGATTGTGTAGCAGTATGCAGCTATGTCGCCCAAACCATCAGCTTCAATGTGACGATCAATGTTGGCAGTAGAAATACGTACAGGGGATACACCATCCATGATGTACACAGACTTACCATAAGTCTTGCTAGTTCCTACCCATAGAACAGTGTTATTAGTAGCAACCACAGAGTCACCACTAGCACAACCAATTTCTGAGGTGTAGCTTGCAGCTAGTCCCAAAGGTGAACCAACAGGATTACCTACGTCATAGAAAAACTGTGTGCTTACAGCTCCAAAAGCTACAAGGTAGTTTAGGTGTTTGCATATACCTACGAGCCTATCAGCAGTCTGCTCAAAGCTTAAGAAGTTTAGAGCATTCCAAGTAGTTGGATCACCAACATCTGAGTTATAGATTCTGTTCTGGCTAGTACCAATAAGCACATAGTTGTTTAAGAACACAGCACCAGACACATAAGGACCAGTAGGTACAAAGTTCAGCGTAGCTGTTAAAACGCCTCCAGCACCTTCGTCTGTGAAAGTGATAGTACCAGACACAACACCTGTTTTAGGCGTGTCTACAGTGATCTGAGTGCCAACAATAGCCGTAACCTTAGAACCAGTAGCTATGCCTGTACCAATAACAGACATGCCTACGTATAAACCCGTAGCACTGCTTACAGTAAATTCTGTGTAGCTACTACCTATGTCTGTGCCAGTAGGTGTTTGTGTAGCAGGTACGTTGATAGTAACAGTAGGTGCAGAAGACAGTCCTGTACCTTGATTAGTAATAGTAACACTGAGGATAACCACAGTAGTTGGGTCTACTTCAGCAGTAGCAGCACAACCACCAGCAGAAAAAGATAGGGTAATCCCTTGGCTATAGTTAGCTCCGCTATCTGTGATGGTAATAGCATTAATTTTGTTAGTGACTACAGGACTAAACACACCAGCGTTGCTATACAAATACAAGTTCTGTTTGTTGTGAAAGAACATGTAAGCTTCTAAAAAGGTATTTACAAAATAACTTTGGCTAGTTGATGCAGATGTAGTTCCAACAGTACTGACTGTATATCCAGTAGGGTTTACACTATATACAGTGTTATTAATAACAGCGATTACCCTGTTGTTAAAAGCTTGTAGCCCTTGGCTTTCTAAGTAAGCAGGGGGTGTAACAGGTGTAATTTGCTTAGCAGCTACTAAACCTGGTCGTTTAACAAACTCTCGCTTGGCATCCCTAGTTTCAAAGAAACAATTAGATGAGTACGAGTCTTTAGTAAAGGTCCCATTACGGGACTCAATAGGCTGCGACAGTGGAATACGTTCTGTAGCCATGCTTAACGTCCGTAAGAGTTATTGCTTGAAGAACGATAGTCAGGCATAAAGAATGTGCTAGAAGCTTCAACATCCCAATCAGTTAATTGAGTCTTATAAGCATTAGCTCGCAAAGCAATCTCTTGTCTAGCGTTCATGGGTACACCATACTCCATAGACAGTTGATCTGCAAGATTCCACACCAAACAGTTCATCCACTCATTAGGAAAGTCAGGTACTTCTAAAGCACTGTTCAAATCATCTAGTGGCATCTGAGCAATGAGGTGCAACTGAAGATTAGTTTGAGAATAAGTGTTTGGTGTTAGGTACACATACAACACACCATTCAACTTACGTGGGTCGTAAAAAAGAGTGTTAGCTACACCAGTAGACTTCTTAGAACCTAGGATGTTGTACTCTTGCTTAGAGATTAGCATCACAGGTACGTCAATAGGTGGACTGTTCTGAAGGTTACGATAGAACCCTTGAATAGCCTTTAGAGGCTTATCAGTAATAGCTACAGTAGGATTCAAAGAGTCGTACATCAAAGTAGATGTAGTACCACCAAGGATATACGAAGTTTGGTTAGCAGTAATAGGAATGATAAGCTCAGATATTTTCCAAAGCTTAAGTCCGTCTGTACTCATCATCTTAATGAGCAAGTTTAAAGACATAGATGCGTTAGCAACTGTCTCTGCATCAGGGGTAGCACCAATCTCAAGAACACCTAACTTACGCAAAGCTAAGGTAATGATTTGATCTCGTGTGACTGTGTATGTACTGCTCATGTATGTTCCTTGTTTTGACTACACCAAGATTTGATTGTTATCTTCTTGTAACAACAAGTACCCTGACTGCAACAAAAGGTAGTTGGTTACAGGTTCAATGTAGTATCCAGTACCTGTAAAATCATTTAAACCAGGATACAGTTTACCTGCTACAGCACAACCAGCAATAGCTGTAGGAGGCATGGCTATAGAACCTTCCATAGTACATACAGGTCGATACCCATAGTCTATGTCTGCTCTAGCACAGTCTGCTACTCCGTAATCAGCAATGCCTTGAGAAGTAATAGGAGTACAAGAGAATAAAAACACGTCTCCTTGTTCTGGTCTAGTCCAAGGAGGTGCTTGTTTATCTGCTACGCCACGTACAAAGTCTTGGGGCTGTCGAGGTTCCCAGTCACCTGAACAGACCATAACTCCGTCCCAACGTTTTTGTAAATCATCTTCTTTAAACAGACGACCACAAACGTCACAGATGACTTTCCATCCACCATTGTCCCACCTAGGCTTGTACGACATAGTACTTAGCTCAGGTTACGCAGCTTATAGATAGTAGACAAATACAATGCAACAATTTCATCAATGATGTTTTGAATTGCACTGAGATCACAAGTTTTACGAAACTTTTCAATCTCTAAAACGTGTTGACCTAAAATGTCTTCAATTTTACCTTTACCACTGTGATTAAGTACAGGTATGTTTTGCATCACCTCATCGTAACCTTGGTAGGCTTCAGCAAGTTTGTCAGCCAGATCAACTACTTCGTCATAGAAAGTATTTAAAGCTACATGTTGAGCGTAGCTCTTAGTACGTAGGTGTTCTAGATGTGCAAGAGTGCGATCTAGGAATAACAAAGCAATAATTTGTTCCATGTCTTATCCTACGAATTCAACAATAGCAGTAGCAGGAACACCTTCACTAAATGTAATAGATGTTGCTGACGTTTCAG